ACAACAAAAATAAAGGACTGAAAATGAAACTCACACCAAGAAAAACTGCTGAACTTATTGAAAGTGGTATGTATAATCAAGCATATCATGTACAAGTACAATATAGAAAAATACAAATTGTAACAATAGAAGATGCTTTTATTGATTTACTGGATTTAAATGTCAGTGCTGAAAAGGGAAGATTGGATCTTTTTACTGAAACTTATGATTTAGATAAAGAAAATGTACTTTATGTTATCAAAGAATTATTACAAGATGGTACTGAAAGAACTGTTTTAAATAGCAATAATCCCGGAAAAGATGATAGATCTTGTAAAAATAAAAGAGAAATATATAGCTTAGCTTATATTAAAAGAAACTTCTTTGATATCCGTGATGATGACTCATATAAACACACTAAATTCAGAAAATATCTTCAAGAATTAGCTGTAGATGGGTCGCTCAAATTGCTAAAAAATAGAGGTGGTTCAGTAATTGGTTGTGAGCTTCTTGAAAGAAAAGTATCAAACGCTGAAAAATTACTTAGAGCACTTGCAGAACATAAAATGATTTCAGAAAATATGACTTGTGGAGCTAATGAACTCTATAAAGAATATAATGGTTGGTCATATTCAAAAAACAGTTATTATAATAAAGATTATGTTTTTGAAATTATTGTAGACCCAAAAAATGAAGAAAGTTTCTTTCTTTCAATTATGAAAGAAGGTACAAGTAGTCTATATGCAAGAGCTGATTTTATTACAAGATATAGAGATATATTATTAAAAAGTGATTTTCTAAAACTTTATCAAGCAGAAATTGAAGAGGTTAGTAATGAAATACTAACTGATATTAGAAATGCAACAAAATCAGAAAATATCAGAGGCACAGAACTTGAAATACAGGATAAAAATATAGGGTTCCGTGTTAATTTTTAACCAAAAATATAGTATAATAATAAACTAAAGGAAAGATATGGAAACAAACTTTGAAAATATTGTACTGAAAAAACTTACACATCACAATGAATACTTCGGGAAGGCTATGCCTCTCCTGAAACATAAATACTTCCAAGGAATTGGAAATCAAGAATTATTTAAACTCGTTAAAGAATACTATAATAACTATAGTAAAATCCCATCACTTATTGAATTAGTTGCTAGTGTTAAAAATGTTAGTAATGCTGAGATCAGAACAGAAATAATCAATTCTTTACAAACAATATCCAAGACTGAAGAAGTTCAAAATCTGGATTTTATGCTTGATGAGACTGTTAAGTTCGTTAAAGATGCTTTATATTTGGAAGCACTTCAACTCGGTTCAGATGGGTTAATGAAAAAAGATGATGCTCTTAAATTAAAAGCACAAGAAATTCTTGATGAAAGATCTAAAGTAACAATTGATAGTGACTTAGGTTTAGATTTTGATGACATTGATTTAATGATTGAGTACTACAGTGAAAAACTCTTAGGTATTAGAACTCAACACAAAGAACTAAATAGAAGACTTGGTCCTGGATTTTTACCGGGAACATTATCACTTATTTTAGCTGCTTCCGGTGTTGGTAAATCACTTATGATGACTGATTTAATTTCTGGTATGATTAAAGATGGTAAAAATATTCTTCTTGTTTCTCTGGAAATGTCAGATAAAGAAATTATGAAACGTGTTCATGCAAATGCTATGGACTTACCTATTAACAGTTTACTTGATTTGAATAAAACCGAAGGCGAATTAAATCATATCAGTAAAGAAAGATCTATTATTGACAAAGCCCAGGTTTTAGCTGCTTATAATAAAATGAAAATGAGTGGTAAATGTGGTAAATTCTTTGTTAAAGATTATCCGAGTGGTGAGTTCAGTGCTTTACAACTTGAGCAATTAGTTAAATCTTATGAAATTGAAAGACAAATCAAATTTGATATAGTCTTTGTGGATTATATTGGTATTATGAAGTCCGATAGAGTATCACCATCGGCTGGATTATACAGTTATATTAAATCAATTGCCGAAGAAGTTAGAGGTACTGCTAGAAAATTAGATTTAGCAATTGTAAGTGCTTCACAACTTAATAGATCTGCGACTAACAATATTGATGATGCTGATAATTCAAATGTTTCTGATAGTATGGGTTCAGTAATGACTGCTGACTTTTTGATGTTTTTACTTCAGAATGAAGAAATGAAAGAACGTAATGAAATTGTCTGTAAAGTAACTAAAAATAGATTTGCCGGTAGAACAGATACTTGGTTAATGAATATTGATTATGAGCACATGCGTTTCTCAGATATGTTGGTTCAAACTGTTCAGGGAAGTAATGCTTTTAGTACTGGAACTTTAGATGCTACAAATAACGCTTTATCAGAACAACAAAGAATAAATAAAGATAATGGTGTTGATAGTGATTTTGGAATTGTAACAAAAGAAAAACAAATTGAAGCTGAGAATTATGCTAATCAAACTGTTAAAGATATTTTACATGAAGATATTGAAACCATTAAGAAAAAAGATGAGAAAAGTACTGACCCAATGAATGAAGACTTAGATGCTCTTTATGCAGAACTTGGGATTAACTAAAATCAAAGGCTAATAATGGAACTTGACTACGAGAAAGATGATAACGCCTTAGTAGGTGTTGCTTTTAACAAAACAGTAATTTATAATATAGTTGAACGAGATGGAGAATTTGGTAATACTGGAATGAGTATTATCAACTTTCTCAAGACAGATAAAAATAAATTCATGTCTGAAATAATTGCATCTCAGTCATATGAAAGTATTAAATTAATTTTTGACGACC